CCCTTTTGTGTCTGTTGTGGGGTTGCAACGGTTCAGGTTCAGCACTGATCCCAGCTGCAAATTTTGACGGATTATGAGTTAAATTGGTCAACTAAACGGCCAATTTGCATAGCAACATTTCCCGAGGTTGCCAAAACCTTGGGCAAGCGTGAAAGCATGTTTTGGATTTTACCACAGAAACCTCCAAGCATGGCAGAGGAGGCTGGGAATCCATGTTGCAAACGGGTACTGGCCATCAAGGCTACGTCAAGAGCTAGAGGTTCCTTGTACCCGGCACGAGTGGCATAAGCACCAATCACAGAATTCTGTCCTGGCACTTGTTCGTCGGATCTTATTACACGAATCATAGGCGCAGCAGCCCATGGAATTGACTGGAGATTCATGACCCCCCAACCAAAATTTCGGTCAAAGGAGTCTTGCCAACCAGTTGTAGGGTCGACATAATCAGTCAGATCAGTTCCCTGGCCAACGAAGATGCATTTCCTGAAGTTGTTAGCGTCCTGAGGTGAAAACACAGGTTCCCAAATACGATTTGGCAAATAACAACCCCCACCACTACGACCACCAGCAGCGTCAGATGAACCTTTCATCAAACCATGAACAGCCGAAACGTTCATAGCCTGAATATCTGCCTGAGTAGTAGGGCAGAAAGTGATTTTGTTCACCTGACCATCAGTGGAAGTGATAGGTTCTTCAGCTGCATCAGCTAAGTCCACACGGGAGTACAACCTAAGATTCTTGAAAGAATTGGCTAATAAAGGCATTATCGCAATATACTCAGTCGGAACATTCACATTACGAATAGTAACGAGAGAACCAACGGTTTCATAACGCAACGTAGTGGATGGAGAGAAAACGAGACTACCAGAAGCATTCCGCAAAGTAAAATCAAGCTGAAAAGATGGTGATGGCAAATTGCCAACATAATTCAACACAGCTAACTGAGGAACCAAATTACCATTGACCTCAGCACTGACTGCAAAAAGATTTTGCGTACCGAGAGAAGCAATAAGGTAAAATGGGTCAAAACTGCGTACATGATTTTCAGTAAATGTAAAAGGTTCGACGCTACAATTGAAACAACCCGTGGTGTAAGTACCCTGATCAAAGAGTGTGGGTGTGTTGTGGTCTATCTCCAAACCGTAAGATGTGAAGCGAAATTGATTGAGGAAAGTAGAGACACCGTTGGAATCGGGCTCTTGAATAGCTTTTAACGCGCTGGGGGTCAAAACCGTGAAAAACAGAACGGGTGTTACTGCCATCTCAACAATTTCGAACAGATCGCAAGGCACCCACTGGGGATAGTAGGCAAACTCACGACTTGGGACGCTAGCCCAGGCACGGGCAAAAGAATTCATAACCTCAGAATCAAACTCACGCGATTTGATATGACAGATTAAGATAGCTGACGCCCTCATAAGAGGTGTTTGCAGAACCAGTAAACTAAAGTTTCTGCCAGTTACATTTACGTCGGAGATGTTGTTGAAGGGTAGTGTTATGGTATCAATGAAACGGTATTCGGCGACAGCGCTAATGGGCATAGCACCGTCACCGATACGCTTATAATCGAGTCGAGTGAGGTGTGTTCCGCAGGGGTCAATGTATGCCTGGACCCACCCTGCGGCCTCATCATCCAAAGTGGAGTGCTCTGAAAATAGTTCATCGTAATGCTGTTGATGTTGTCCTAAACCTGTTCCAACACCAACAAAGGCTTGAGATGGTTTGTCCTTATTATTACCACGTTTCCTTCTGTTACGTTTCTTTGACAGCACTTGACCGTCAGAATTATTGTTGCCCTTATTGCTCTTATTTCCATTAGGGCGGTTGCTAGTGCGTACAACCGCGTTAGGAGCATTGATGATGGTTTGAGGTGACATGTCTCTCAATGTCAAGAATTAAGCTATCAATATGGCTTAATCCTTTAAACCCCGCCGATGCGCTGGCTGGTCAGACACTGATAGAGATCGAATTGCGTGTCTGTTATCAACATTGAGGTATTGACTTTAAAACTGTTTTCGATGTGAATTTGTTCTTCAGGTGTTATACCAAAGGCATTCATATAACTAACCCTGGCAGCGTAACTAATAGTACACTCAGTCTGTTTACCCCAATATTTTTGTTTTACCACTGTCAGATGTTTTTTCCTATCCCAACAGAAGTAATCGCCCGTAGGACTTTCTTTCCACAATGCTTTGCCCAAAGCATGTCCTATCGGAACCCCGTAACTAATGGCCATCTCTCCCATACCAAGCGAATAGATGTAATCCTTAATTCTCTTACGGCCATATTTAGCGGGACTCCAACCAGTTCTGGTAAGGATTCTCTCAGGTGAACGAGCAAGAACCCAGCCGTAATCGGTCTCAACCATACGGCACTGACAGAACTCCATATCCTGCAACTCAAAAGCTACTTCAAATTTAATCTTGAAGCCCATTCTCTCGATGCTTGTAACATCGCGCGCTTTTGCCAGGTCACTTCTCTCAATGATGATTACAGAATCATCGCCATTAACAGACATCACACTTTTAGTGATATCAACAAGATGTAAATATCTAGACAAAACAACATACATTATGAGGGAGTTACCTAAACCAGTATCCATGTCACCACTCATTCTAGTTCCATCGGTTTTATAGCGAACCCCACGACGAGTCACACCGTAATTACTAAAGGTTTTACCCCATAAGTAACTAACATAGCGACGTTCGTGTGGCACAGCACATAAACTTAGATAGAAACGTCGAACAAGACGTAACAACTCAATACTAACGTGAGCATCAAACTTTGATGCATCCAACATCAGATAAACCGGATCTCTGAAAAGGTCGCGTTTGACAATGAAGTCTTCC